GCCCTGATCGGCCGCGCGGAAAGACGCATCGACCGTCTTCCCATTCAGCCGATCCAGACCATAGAATTCGTAGGTGTTCCCCGTTACTGTAGTCCCGATCAGCCGCCACGTAATTCCCAGATCGCCGGCAAGATATATGTTGCCGCTGTCCACAAAAAAGGCTTCGTTATCGCTGAATGTATCATCGAAAACTGGCGTCAGATATTCGACACAAACGGTCGTTCCCCGCAAAACCGCAACCCACAGTGCGTCATTTCGCGTTGCCTCTACATCGGAAAATGGCGCCACCGTTATGTCATACACCGGCCCCGAACCGGTAAGTGCAGTGTCGTCGACAAGTCCTAATTCATCCAGTGTCTTGCCGAAATTATCATCCGCCCACGCCACATTATGGCGATGCCACGCACTCATACGGTCATCAAGGTCGTCCCGGTACGATAACCCAATCAGACGATTATCATTCCGAAGCGCCCACACGATCGGAACCGGCACGCCGGCATACGCCAGTCTCTTCAGGCCCACCGGCGTAAGATGGCGCCCCCGCCGGGCCGCATCGTTCCCATCCCACACCCCGCCCTCATTGCGATATTCGATTAGTGCCCGGCCAAGCGCCTGTACGAATAACGTATTGCGCCCGGCGGCAACCGGCAGTACATCCGCGGCGCCGAATTTGGTAGGGCGGCGGGCCTGAGCGGTAAACGGGGTGATTGGATCGTCGAGCGAACTCGCTTTAATGATTTGTTCCCCACTATCAGTCCCGGCCACGAGCGCATTTTCAGTTCCTTGAAACCACCGGATATTCTTTCGGCCGGCACCGTTGAATATGCGAAAAAATGCGCTGTCATCGGCGATAGTCCCGTCCTCCGCAGTCGGGGTGAAGTCGAAGAAACGCGTGGTATCATCTGGCGTTCGTGAAGCATCGAACCGCCCGGGAACCGGTCCATCGAGGTAAAGGCGGCCCTCATAAACCAGCCCGACTGAAGGCCACCCCGTTGTATCCGAATAAAGGCCCAAACGCCATTTCGTATTCGCCGCGCCGCTGGCCAAATCGCTACCGAGGATGGTCGCGGTCACAGAAGTAGTGCTCGCCCGCGCGGTGATTTTCAGGTACGACCACTGCGGGGCGGTAACCGTTCCGGTATCGACGCGGATAAGCCGGCCGATGTCAGTTGTTTGGAAGCCGGTATCATCATTGATCCCGGTGATCGCCGAAGCGGTAACTGTGACCGATCCTGTTGTTCCCGAGAACGCAAGCGTAGTCGCAGTCGTATTTTGCGGATAATAGGGGCCGTCAATGAACGCCTGTGTAGCAAGTGTCAGAGTTTCGCCATCAAGCGTGCGGGGGGCGTGTGCTGAATGGAAAAGGAAAAGCGTGTCTTCTTCCTCGGTATGCTTGACGGCCGAGAGTTGACCCGCCGTATACGGAATAGCTACTTCCGTCACACGTTGAACCGTCAAATCCGCCAAGACAGATAATCCGAGCGCGCCTCCGTCCACAGAACCAGTTCCGAGCGGGCCCGTGTGCGCCAGCGAAAATGTGGTGGAAGAAAGAACCGTTATGCGATACTGCCGATTGTGAAAGTGCCGGCCAGTCAACTCATCCAAGTCTGCAAATACCACGGTATCTCCGGTCGACCAACCGTGCGCGCTATCGGTAGTAACGATCGCGGGAGTATCCCCGGATATGGACACAACAGAGAATTCCACCGCATCTGTTCTCAGCCTTCCCAAATTATGGAACCGCATAACGAGTGCAGTCAATTCGCACACGTAGCTATTTCCGTCGTTTGTGAAGAATTCAATGAGGCGGATATTTCCGCTATCGTCTCGGGCATGGGCAGAGAACCGCAGCCCGCTACGACGGGTACACGCCCCTTCATCCGTGGGCAGATAATTCAAGCATAAGTTCATGGCCCCATAGTATTCCCGGGTATCGGATTTACCCTGGGAAAATGCGGACCATTCCCCGCCTAAAAAGGAATTTTGGAGGAAACTACCCTTCGCCATCTATCACCTACACCGGGAGCAGCGGATTACCCGGTTGTAGGCGGGCGCGCACCCATTCGTCAAGCTCTGGGGCGATCGGCCCCGCTATAATGGCATTCACCTTGCGCGCCTGAGAAATATGGAACACATATTCCTGAGAGAGCGTGTCCCGCTTGGTCGCCGATTGCGTTAGGGGCTCCGCGATCTCCAAAGCAATCTTGGCGGCTAGGGCCTCCGCGAATAGAGGGTGAAAGTCTTTTTCTTCAACTGCTCTACTAACGTACCGCATAATGATGGGCCCAGGATCGTTAGTCAGGAGTTTACGGCCCTCATAGAGATAGTCCGTCTTCGTCGCAAAGTATGTAGGGTCCTCCGGGGCCGGCCGCACGAAGTCCGCCGGCAACTGGAATTCGAAAGTGCGGCCCGAAATCGGCGTCGAGGAAAGCGCCGCAAGGCTTACCCGCCGTATCGAAAACGTCCAGAAGTTCGATTGAAGTTCGAGTTCGAGGCAACTCGTATAACACGAATTCACCTCTTGTGCCTCGCGGCTCGCCTCCGAAAGACTGGAAATACGTTTTGCGCCAACCTTTTGGAGCGCCCGGTTAGCGATAGAGGTCTGATCGGTCACACGCCGCCCCCGTTAAACGGTCGTGAGGCCCGCGTCCTCAAGAACCGCTTTTTCGATTTTCTCAAGCGCGGTGAGAATGTCCTTTTTCGTGAGGCCGACCGCATCGTCGACTACGAGTTCAACGTCGAGCCCCGTTGTCGCTGCGGCAACTGTGGCCTTTTGCTCGCCGCGGCCCACGCCGTAAAATCTGTCCGCCATCGTGTTCTCCTGTGCCGCCGATATTTCGTTTAGGGCCAACTGTAGCGCGTGCGGCAAGTCTATGGTCAACCAGTACGGCCCGTCAATAGCCCTGATACGAAACCGCAGTCGAGCGGCGATCTCAGACCGTATCGAGAAACAAGCTCAAGTCAGAAAGGGCTGTTTGAACCGCCGCCGTCTTCGCCAGAATGTCATCCATGGCGGCGACGATAGCAGCGAGTTTTTGCAAAAGGGTCATCTAAACCTCCCCGAATTAGGCGGGGCCCGCGTACAATGCGGGCCCCTATACGCGGCCGCGAGTTACTGACGATACCGCACCAGCATCTTGATGCTGGTCGGGCCGCCATTGAACGTGGTCGTAATATCGCCGACGAGATCGTAGTCCTTAATCGGGTCGGCGGCGAGACCGAGAACTTCCCAAAGGGGTTTCTCGCTTTCAGCGTAGGTGTACTTGCCACTTTCGTGGGTGATGTCCGCGTTGTTATACGGACCCGCAGCGAGGTCAAGGGCGGAGGCAAACAGGTCCGCGTCAACCGCGGCGCCACCGTTTTCAGCAGTGTCGTAAAGGCCGACGTTGATCGCGCCAGCGGTCGTTGCGTCCGCGGCCGAGATCAGAACCTGCTCGATGATCCAATTGGACTTGACACGAAGAAAGTGGATCGTATCGGTATCCGCTTGGGCAGCAGCCGGCGCGGCAACGCCGACTACGCTGCGAGAAAAGCCGGGGGCAACATCCGTTGCGTTGTAGAGGTTGCCCTCAGCATTGGTGACGCTTTCAGAAAGAACACGTGCCATGGTCAGATTTTCCTTTCGCTATGGCGATTATTCGTCGCACAGGATACGAATGACCCGGCCTTGCTCAAGACGAGTGGCGCCAGCGGTGACTTTCGTATAAAGCTGCCACGGGATGCTAGACAGGTCGGTACGTTCATCGACGCGGGACGAAACGTCATCCCAAATGCCGAGATGGATACCCGATTTGACGAACGCGAAGCAGGCGCGGTCATCGGTATTGACGAGATCGAGCCGGTTCGACACGACGAAGTTCATGCCGAGGAACGACCGGACCATACCATCGGTACCGAGGACCGGACGCATATTGAAGTCGGTGCTGACGACTTCGATCTCGTTAAGCAGATTGGCGTGCTGCTTCGGAGAGATGACGACAGTCGGTTGCTCCGCCTCGATGTCGACGTTCGCACCCATAAAAATGCGCTGGGCCTCGATCAGCTTGGCAACCGTCAGGCCGACTTCGCCCGCGGCGCCGAAAGCCGCGGCGATCGAGAAATTGGTCGTATCGAAGGTTTCCGTGCCGGTGCCGGTTTCGCCGGTCTTGGCGTCACCGAGCGCAGCCTCGATAATGAGGTCATCGAAATACCGACCGGCCGCAAGCGCCGCGTTTTCAGCGTAGGGGCCTTTGAGGTCTTCGATCAGCCGCAGCATATCGAACTTGTCAAGTTGTTGCGGCAGTTCGCGGTCGCGCGGGAAAACCCAGCGCCGGCCCATCGGAGCATCAACTCGGCCCATCGGCGCAAACCGGCCGGCGGGGGTCTGCATCTCGATCGAGCCGATCTGGTTCACCGGCGAAGCTTGCTTACCGGTATGCGTATCAGACGTTACGAACGGGCGCAGCTTGGAGCC